CTAGAGGTACATCAGGTGGAGCAGTAAATGTGAACTTTACTATAAATACAATAGATTCAAGAGGATTTGGAGAAGCTTTACAAGAGAATAGAGGTACGATAACAGGAATAATAAATAATGCTTTAGCAGAAAAAGGCAGAAGTGAGTTAATATAATGAGTGGTGCATTTCCAATATCAACAGCAGATTTTCAAACACTTGGTATCAAGTCTGTTCAAAACACACTTGTTTCTAAATCTATCTCAGGAAAAAAATTATCAAGACAAGTAGATAATCAAAGATTTGGTTTTACAGCTAGAATTATTACAGGAAAAAGATCAGACATTTATGGAGAACTTATGGCTTTCATAATGAAGCAAAGATCAGGAAAAGAAAATTTTACAATCGTTCCACCTGAAATAAAAAATGCTAGAGGTACAGCGTCAGGTTCTCCAACAGGAACAGCTAGTGCGGGTGCAACATCAATAACTTTAGGTGGCACAGGCACAGGAACTTTATTAAGTGGTGATTACATAAAATTCTCAAATCACGATAAAGTTTATATGGTAGTCGCAGATCAATCAGACATTTCAACAGGAAGTTTAACAATAGAACCACCTTTAACAACAGCAGTTTCTTCAACAGATATAGCTTTTGATAATGTTGCATTTACTGTTTATTTGACTAATGATATACAAGAGTTCGGTGCTGTCGGTGCTGATAAAGATGGAAATATAATATACGAATATCAATTTGACGTAGAGGAGAGTTTATAATGAAATATTTAGTAAAACATTGGATTAATGTAGATATGATAGCAGAAGAAGTTATTGATGGAGATGGCGTAGATTTTAAAAATAATAATTTAGGTAAGTATGAAGAACCATCAGAAAATGCTAATTATGTTGTATCAGATTATGTAAAAGTAAAAAGGAGAACAATAGAGGATTATGTCGAGAAGTCTGACAACAGCGATAAAGAACGAACTAGCAACGAATGATCTTAGACCCGTTCATCTTATTACAATCGGTTTTACTAGCCCTGTTAACCTTACTGATTGTTCTTTCCCTTTAACGAGTTCAGTATCAGGTTCAAGCGTAACTTATACTTCGTCTGATTTCATTATGGGTCTATCTAACTTCTCAGAAGAAGTTGATATTACTAAAACAACATTAAACTTAGGTTTATCAGGTGCAGATCAAACATTTATCTCAACAGCATTAAACGAGAATGTAGTTAATGA